TAGCCGGCGCCATCTAGTGTTGACGCCCGCACACCGCCACCAGAGAGGCCGACATAGCTACTGCTGTTGCCGACAACGGTGGGGCTTGCACGCATACGGACCGGAAATGTCTGATACATCTGCGGACCGATGCCTACGGTGCCACCTCCACCGAATGCAAATGCGCCAGTGTGATAAAACCGCTGGCAATTCGCCAAATCATAGCGCGGATCGGGCTTTTCCAGCGGCGTCGCCACGCTGCCGATCTCTAGCTGGATGCCCCAGATGCCAATGTTCCCGCTCTGCACGCCGATGTTGCCGGCACGTGTTGCCAGTGTTGTCCCTGACGAATACCAGAGGTTCAGGTTTGTCTTGTCATCACCGTTCGTGCCAAGCGTTAGTCCGGTGGTGCTTGGCAATGTGAAAGTCAAAGTATAGCGCGCCCATGCTGTGCTAAGGGTTACCGATTGACCGTTGCCGTTTACATCGGCGCTTGGTGAGCCACCACTACCGAATTGCTGATCAATGGACATGCCAAGTTTAAGCGCCGCCGAAGCGTGGGCATAGAAGCTGACGCTGACAGTCTTACCGCTCAGTCGCCGCACGCCTTCTATCTTCTGGGTGATGAAGTTGAACGCCCCTGCCGCCGCATTACCTGTAAATACGTTCTGCAATCCTCGCGTCGCCGCCTCGTCGCCGATACCGGCACGATCTGCGTCACCTAGCGCGATTTGGCTGATTGAAGCGGTGTCGGACGATAGGGTAAGCACCCAACGATCCAGCGTGTATCCTTGCGTCGTAAATGGCCCCGCGCCACGCTGCGCCACGTTGAACATGCTGTTGTGGATCAGGTTGCGCCCGACATTGTTCCGGTCCGGCGCCACCGCTGCGGCCACGAACGCGGTGGTGGCGATGGAGGTATCGCTGTCACCGGCGGCTGCGGTGGGTGCTTGCGGATCGCCGGTGAACACCGGGCTGGCGAGCGGCGCGCGGGACGTGTCCGATGGGTGCTGGTGATCGGCCCGTGCCCAGGTGGTGCCAGTGCCGACCGTGCCCGTGCCGTCCATTACCGGCGTAGTAGACGACGGCGGCAGCACCGTCGTCACGTCGGCATTCAGCAACGATACCGTGCCGGTCCTCGTGTTGAACGACACCACGCCGGCGGTGTTGGCGATGGTCTTCAGCTGGGTATCGATGGTGTCCGCATTGGCGTTGAGGTGATTTCCCCACTGATCGTTGTCAGCGTTGACGGTCGGTTTGTAGAGGGAATAATTAGGGGTCTGCGTGTAGCTCATGCTGCCAGCCTCACGTCGGTCCACTCGCCGTCATTGCAAACAGCGGCCGGCTGCCAGACGCCGCCGATCCGTTGCGGGGTGGTCACCTTGATGCCGCCGAACGGCCCGGCACTGTAGCCGCTGCGGCCATAGCCGATGCCGCTATCCGGCGGTGTCCAGTCGCCCATCTCCCCCGCGCCAGGACGCGCCCAGCTGCCGGCGATCGGAGCGGCGACAATCGTTACCGGTATGACCCCGCCGAATGCCCCGACGCCATAGCCGTGGCGCCCGTAACCAACAGGCTTGCCGAGCGGCGACCATTCGCCGAACTCGCACGGATGCCAGAACGCCCAATTCGGATATCCGGCGGCGGCGAGCGTCTGATCGTCCTGGGTGACGCCCAGCCTGCCCTCGGCCGGAGCAATGCCGCCGGCAGCCACCAGCGTCTGAGGTGCCTGGGTGAGCACAAGGTTGCCGACAACCACCGAGCCCACCAGGCCGCCCGCGGACAGCGTCTGAGCCGCCTGCGGCGTGGCCAGCGCGCCTCGCACCGTCACTGCGCCAGTCGCTGCCAGCGTCTGTACATCCTGGGTAACCGCCAGCGTCGCGGCAACAGATGAGCCGCCGGTTGCTGCGAGCGTCTGGGCTGCCTGCGTGAGCGTTAGCGTGACGCCAACCAGCACAGTGCCGGTGGCGTTGCCGCCGACGTAGCGGCCCATGCCATATGCGCCCCTGCCGTAACCGGCTGCCAGCGTCTCATTGGCCTGGGTGAGTGCTAGTGTGCCGAGATGTCCGGCATCAGCGATCGAAGCCCACTGCTCCAGCGCGGCTTGGGTGAGCTGCATCTGCGGCGGGATGGTCGAGGCCCACTGCTCGACGGCGCCTTGGGTAAGCCGGATGTCGGTCATGGTATCAAGCCGTGCATGTCGGCCCGATCTGGGCGTTGTTGACCCCCGCTGGCGTCCAAGCCGCGCTGGTCGCCGGGTCCACCGTATCCGTCCGCCACATCCACGCCCAAGTGGTGGAGAGCGCCGCTGAGCCGGTAGAGACGGTGGTGCCCCCGCTCTTGAGCCGCATCGCGCCAGAGCGCGAGCCGGCATCGCTCTTCTCCAGAAAGCCGCGCGTGGTGACGGCAATCGTGCTGGTCGGCGTCGAGGTCATGGTGGCGATATTGTAGAAGTCAGCGTCGCCCACATTGCTGTCGTAGACATAGGAGGTCGCGCCGTCTTGCTGGGCTTCGGACACGTTAGTGTAGTTCCCAGCCGACGCGATCGTAGCGGTTAATGCGGGTGTCTGAGATGGATTGCTCGCAGAGGGGTTTGCTGTTGGGAAGGCTGCGTATGTGGTGCCAGTCTGCGACCGTGCGGTGGTGCCACCTGTGCCGCTCCACCCGTTTGCCACACTGGTGTCCGAGATAAACCCAACGAAGTATTGCGCCCCAGCGGTTATTGCGGGTGGCGTTGTCCAGGTGATGGTGAGGGTACCGGTGGCCGGGTTGACCGCCGTGATCGCCGATGCGACCACGGTCGTGGGCGTGGTGCTGTTCGAGCCGTTGTAGAGCGCGCACTTCAGGTTGCCCGTCCATCCGGTGTTGATGGACATCAGGATGTTCGTCAGCGTCCCGCTCACTAGTGGCACGAATGATTGATAAATCGCGACCGTGTTTGATGGGCTGAGCAGCGTTGCCCCGCTGGCGAGTGTCTGGGAAACAGGGTTCCGTGTGAACTGCGCCTGCGCGTCGCTAGCCGGCATGCGCGTGTAGCAGCGGATGTCGCCGACCCACGCCACGCTGGCGGCGTCGCTGCGCCAGAGGAGGTCGTCCACCAACTGCGTACTGATCGTGCTCTGGCCACCGAGCACCAACCTGTTCGCGTAGTTGTTGGTCGTCCCTCCGCGCGTATTGAGTGATGTCGCGGTGAAATCGTTGGAGGTGTTGCCGTTTTTGCGGACAGTGAAACTGCCGGTCGTGTTGTTGATGACGACCTCAAACTCGAATGCGAACCATTGGTTCTGCAGGGTAATCGCGCCGGTGTAGGTCGCGAGGGTAGTTCCTGTGGCTCCTCCGGATTGAAGTAGGATGGCGCCGTCGCTGCGAAACACGATTGTGCATTGTGCGGTCGCACCATCGGAGAACGACAGGTAGCAGCCGCTGGTGGTCCCGGAGAGCGCTGCCGTCTGCTGAAAGGCCAGCACGACGTGATGCACAGCGTCATTGACGCCGGAGCTTTTGCTGGTCGAGTTGCCCGAATAGGCCACGGCCATCGCACGACCGCCGGTAAATCGCCCTGGAACAAGGGTAAAGGATGATTGTGTGCCGCCGACGTCCCAGTAACTACCGATCATGTCAGCGGCTGCGGCATACAGATCGAAACTATCGCCGAATATGTATGCCATCAGGCATTCCCGGCGGTCACCGTGAAGCTAGTCACCGTCACCGTCTGTCCGGATGCGATGCTCGTATTGTTGAGCACCAGATCCGTCGTGGTGTTGCCCTGCACATGACACACGGCGCTGCCGTCATACATGCGGAAGCTCGCGGCAGTGCCGGTGCCGCTCGCGCTGGCGCTCCATGAACCGGCAATCGTGGTCACGCCGCCCGAGCTGGTGAGGAAAGACGCCGGCAGCGTGATCGTGCAGAGCAGACCTGTGGGATCTGCCGCGGCACAATTCGCCGGCTCGGCCCCTGAGAAGATTCGCAGCGTGCCGCTCGCACCAATCGAAGCCTGGATTTGTGCAACCTGGTTGTTTCGCAGCGTCGTCCCGTACTGGAAGGCCATGGCATTATCCTTTTAGAATAGAACAGCCATTTCCGCACGGAACGGTGCGCCGCTGTAGGTGCTCTGTTGTGTCCAAAGATTTGCCCGTGTCACCGCCTGCTGGTAGTTGGCATCGGCCTGCGCCGCGCGGTCATCATCGAGCGCCCACATCGCGCCACGCTTCACCACACCCCACAGGTAGACTTCGTAGAGGTTTTCCAGGATGGGATTGGTGTCGGCGGGCAGCAGCAGCGGCGGCGGCCGAACATACCAATTCATCAGCACCTGCTGCGGGCTCCAGTTCGGATCGGGCGGATCAGGCGGCACGGGATGGGGAAGGAACTCGATGCAGTCGGCCAGGATGCGGTAGGCACTGCAGCGCGGTGGCGTCGGATCATACCAGGCGGCGCTATTGTAGCGATCGTCCTGCTGCGGCTCGCTCCAACTGCCTGACCAGCTGTCCTTGAGGTCGAGGATGACGCCGGTGGTTGCGTCTCTGATCGACTCCATGGTGGCGAAATTGGGCGGCAGCGTGATGTAGGGGGCATCGAGCGCCTGGATGCCGGAGGCGATCTGGAACTTGCTGCGCAGCGTCTCGGACAACTCGGTCTCGACCGCCGTGACCCAGCCCGGAAACGGGGTCTGATAGTCGCGGCGGTTGAGGTAGCTTCCGACGTCGTCGTTGAGTTGCTGCAATGAGGCCAACTACTCGTGGGCCTTCTGCTCGCTGACCGGCACGTCCTTGGCGGCGCGGGCCTCCTCGGCTGCCTTCGCGACTTCTGCTCCGGCCTTCATCGCGGCGGCGCGCAGGTCGTCCTTGCTCTTGGCGTGCGGGTAGCAGCGCATCAGCATGACCCAGTCGACCTTGTCATCATCCGGGTCGAGCCACGGCTTGGAGGCGTCACGCGGCTCGGTGGAATGCGGGCTCGCACCCGGCGTGCCTGGTGCCGGCATCTGCGGGTTGGCTTGGTGTTCGGCGGTTCCGAGTGCCATCAAAGCCTCCTTCTGTCATCCGTTCGTAGATACATCGACTCGCGCATTTGCAGGGCGGCGTTCAACGCGGCTTCATCGCGGGTAATGCCGAGGCGGCGCCACTCGTTCCAGACCACCATGGGAATGCGGGCAACGAGGGTGAGCCCCTCCTTGTTCGGTCCGGTGAAGTTGTTGGCGAGCCGCTTGTTGGCCTCGAGGATCGGCTTCACGTCCTGCGAGCTGACGATGAGGGGCAACCCGGTCTCGCCGTCAATGATGAGTTCTGTGGAGCGACGAGTTATGGGGTTCCAAGACTCAAAAACTGTGCGGTCAGCCATGCCGCACCTGTGCTATAGCGGGGCGT